TCAGCCCCGCGGTCGTGCGTCTGCTGAATATCAGAATCAAAAAAAGATAACAATTCAAAGGAGTTCCGTCGGAACTCCTTTTTTCGTACTCATTCGCTGTTGACAAGGAACACCGAAATGTGGTATACTATTTATCCCGAAAGAAAGGCAGGTGAGACCGCATGGCAAAAAAGGAAGAAAAAAAGATCATTGCTCCCAACAAAAAGGCAAGACACGACTATTTCGTTCTTGATACCTACGAGGCGGGCATAGAGCTTTTCGGAACCGAGGTCAAAAGCATCCGCGCCGGTGCGGTCAATCTCAAGGATTCCTATTGCTCGGTCAAAAACGGCGAAATGCTGATGTACGGGGTTCACGTTTCACCCTACGAGCAGGGTAATATCTTCAACCGTGATCCGCTTCGCGTGCGCAAGCTTCTTCTGCACAAGAAAGAGATCATGCGTCTTGCCGGTCAGGTTGCAAGAGAAGGACTGACGCTCATTCCTCTGTCGCTGTATTTTTCGGGCTCAAGGGTAAAGGTAGAGCTTGGACTCTGCAAGGGTAAAAAGCTCTACGACAAGCGCGAGACCGACGCACGAAAGAGCGCCGACCGCGACATTGAACGCGCCGTTCGCGGCAAGGATTATTAATTATCTGTTTCACCCAGAAACAGACCGTATGGGGTCGTAAAGGTTTCGACGGGGATGATGAAGCAAGGTAAGCGGGCAGAGGTGGGATACCTCTTTAAACAGTCCTGACTTAAAAAATAAACGCTAACAATAATACTGTAGCACAGGCTGCCTAAGTGCGCCTCGTCCGGTGTGTGAGTGCCGCGGCACACACATGGGCGTCGATTAGCGGTGAACATGAAGTGCGAGTTAGCTTTTCTAACACTCAGGAATAAAAAAGCTGCCGGGACGAGCATTGGTCGGCTCTGACCGTCCCGGGAGATCAAAAGCCGTCTGCGCCCGGAGAAAGCCTCGTGAATTTGTTTTCGGACAGGGGTTCGATTCCCCTCGACTCCACCACACAGAAAAGTCCCGAAATACGGGACTTTTCCTTATTTTATAGGCATATACAGACTTTTTGTTTCTCAAAATTTTGATGTAAAATATCCGATTTTTGCGTCAAAATGCAACACTTTGAGCAACTATGCAACACGAAATGCAACACGAAATGCTTTGATCTTTTATTGTTTTATAGGTGTATCGTTTTCACGAACTTACGATTAAATCCGTTCATAAACAGAGGGGCGAACATTATAACACTTTTTATTCAAAAATGCAATATTTTTTTCGTTTTTTTATGCTCAATTATAGTGTAGAAAAAAGAGACGAAAATTTGTATATTTTGTCAATTGTGCGATTTATTCGTTGGTGCTATAATGAAATCAAGGATATACGAAAGGAGCCGGAGAAATGAACAGCAAACCAGGAAGGGGTTATCGTCAGTATTCATTAGAATCTTTGAGCATTAAGGGATATTCTGACTTGCTCAGCGGTGTAAAAAATGGGCGTTATACCGTTTTAGGTACCTATCCAATTAAAAACGCAAGAACAGCAAAAACGAAATCGTATTGTAGAACGACCGTTAGAGATAAAAAAACGAACAGAAATCGTACGTTCGTTATGTCGTTGAAACAAGCAAAAGCTCTAATAGCAAATCGAGCGAAAAGTTCTTTCAATGGTGTTACAATAAATCTTTCTCATGGAACGTTCGACATAAAAGGTTCGGCACAAAGTGTAGATAAGCGTGCTTTACATTATAGACTGGTAGGATCAGAAGGAGGCTGGCAACATAAGCCGCCAAGGTCTAAAATCGCAGAGCAATCAAAAACGCAAAACGAGGATAATAAGCAACACAAACTGCTCGATGAAGAAGGCTGGCAGAATCCGCCTCCTAAAAAGTGATATCTTAAATGTAATTCAATAATAGTATTATAGGAGATTTAATAAAATGAAATTATTATATGAATTGATTTTAAATATCGATTTGTTAGTTGGATACATTTCACCTGGATTCTTATTAGTCAATGCTTTTATGTGGGTGAATCAAAAAAAGTGGAGTGCGCCGACGATTCAAATCGCATCGAGCGTAGTGGCGGCGTACTTTGTATGGAAAATATTTTATTTGATCGATCCTTTCAAGCATTCTTTGTGTTATACTATCTTTATTTCTGCGATAGGTTGCATATTAGGATTATTAACAGGCCGTTTATATAGAAGTGGTATTTTTAATAGTATCATTGGTACTTTAGGTTTAGGACGAACTACTAATGAGTCTATTTTTGAGGACGCTCGTAACGGTAGCCCGTATATATTTTTTTATGATAATGAGAGTAAGAAGTATTATTGCGGATGGTACCAATACAGCAATGAATTAAACGGTGCGACGTATATTACGATTTGCAGGTATTGTGCTTGGAACAAAGATTTAATACTGGAGGAAAATCACCGAAAAAGCAACGACTTTAAACTTGTATTTAATTCAAGTGATTGTAGGGGGATTTCCTTTATACCCAATCACATTCTTGATACACCGGAGTATTTGAATAAAATTAAAAAAAGCAAATCCGAGAGTAATAAAAGCAAGAAGGTAAGTAAAAAGAGCGGAAAATAATAATCCGCTCTTTTTTTCATTTCACCCAATACCCAGCTCGCGGAGGATGTCGTCCTTTGTTTCGCCGGGCTTGCCGTCGGAGTAGCTGATGATTCCGAGCTTGCGGAATGCGGCGGCGTTGGATACGAGAGTACGCACGAGAGAACGTGATGCGTTGAGATCTCCCACGCTCTCACCGGAGAAGAATCCCGCCTTGTGCATCGCCCAGAGCGGACGAAGCGCCCACGAGGGGAGCTCCTTCCAGTAGTGGTACACCTTTTCCTTGCTCTCTTCGAGCTCCTTTACGCGCGCCTTCAGCGCGTCGAATTCGATCTTTTCCTGATGTGTCATAGGTTCACCTTCCTTTGATTTGACGCCGAGCAGTTCGGCTATGAGTGCCGCCTCACGTTCGGCGAGTACGTCGAGATTTTTGTCGTCAAGAAGCCATCGCGCGGGAGCGGTGGCGGTGTGGAAGCTGTGCTCGATGATGTATGCGTGAGGGCATCCCGCCGCCTTTGCTCCGCGGAGGACCCCGTAGTATTCGGCGCCGTTTGACTGCAGGCGGGTGTTGACCACGCCCTTCTGACGGGTACCCATCACTTCGGCGATCATTGCGGCCGTCTTTTCAGCGAAAGCGATTCCTTTCGCGTCGTCCGAAGCGAGACGGATAACGACCGGGCGGTCAACGTCGTCGCGGACGTCGGCTCCGACTGCGTTGGAATGATCGCTGAAGAATCCGTCGTATCCGCGCGCCATCAATCCGCGGTTGTAGACCGGGACGTCCTTGCGCTGGTCCTTTCGCGTGACACCGACCTCGATGCCGTAGCGCGATTCGAGGATCGCCTTTTTCTTGAGGTGGAGCTTCCACGCCATATGTGATTCGTAATATTCGGGAACGGCGGGCGAGCGGTTATAGTCGCCGTAATGTCCCGGGTCAAGCAATACTCTCGGCATATCATTCACCGTCCTTGCCGGGAGCGTTAGCGGCGTCGGTCAGGCCTTCGCCGATAATGTAGGCAACGGCGGACGCGGCGGCCATGATGATGCCCGAAACCTCGGCAGCACCCGATTCCGTTCCGCCGAAGGCAAGGATCAGTCCCGACACGAGGGTAGTTACCGCCACCCAGAACTTGCGGGACGTAAGTTTGCGTTTCCAGTCAATTTTCATAAGTAGCTCCTTCCATAGTTATTTTCGTGGAGCTCTTCGGGAAGCTCCATCGTTTTGTTGTATAAACCCGTTGCCACGTCGTTGCCGCCGAGCAAATGGTAACTGTCGTAAGTGCGCTTCAGCGCTTCCTTTGCGTATATGGGACAGTAATGTTTTTCCTCCCACTTTTCGTGTTGACGAATAATCTCGGCGCGAAGCAAGCTCTGCAATCCGAGCTCAATGGCATCCTGTCGCCGCTTATTCTTTTTGACCTGAGCGGCAAGCATACCGCAGAGAGTTATCACCCCACCGCACAGGAAGGGAACGAGCCATTTAATAAATGCATCGTACAATGGTATCACCTCCGGTTTGAATTATCCATCTATCGGAGTAGCGCTTATAACTCCGGTATCGCTGATTGTTAGTTTATAGTTGGTTCCGTTCGGGCTTGTTAGCATCAGATTCTGAGCATATATGCTCTCGTCAAGACGCGTTGGTTCGCCCTGCCATACGGAATTGTATACGATTTCTTCATTGATGGTCATGATTACATCGTTTGCTGTGTAACCAGTTGCTTTATTGGCATTGAAAGCTAAATAATAAGAGTTAAGAGATGTAGCTGACCATTGCGCATCGAATGTTACCGTAAGCGTATAAGTAGAAGCGTCCCAAGAGAAATTTCCAATGCCGCCACCAAACCCGGCTGATGACGAACCACCTGCGATAATCGATGTGATGTTGTAGACGCCCTGGTAGGAATTGTCGGATTTTTTATAAGCATGTATACGTCCAGCATTCGACCAATCGAGTCCGCGAATTCTCACGACCTGAGATGTGGTAAAGGCTCTGGGTTCTATATATAGCGCCTTGTTACTAGCACCTAAAACGTTCTGGTTATTCCATATCAAATCCTGATAAGGGGCTTTGACATCTGTAAAGTTCGGAACTGATATGTATTCACCATCCGCAGCTTGAATAAAATGTGTATCGTTACCTGCGATTTTGTCAGACATAAGCCGCAACTGCTTATTAGAAGCGCCATCGTAAAAATACGGCTTATTATCGACAGACTTAAACCATTTATTTGTAGGCTCTTGAAGAATGGTTATACTATCGAAGTTGCTCTGTGTATCGGTATATATGAGGCTCCGAATATCGGCTCCGTGTTCGTGTACCAAGAAATCGTCCAAAAGCAATCCGCGACAATTACCCATAAGTGCGAGATGCTGATACTGTCCACCGGAAGTCCAAAGAGTACCACTAGCGTTCCAGTCCCACACACGGCATCCGATCATATCAACGAATTTCGAATCACTTAAATAAAAACCGTGCTTAGCATACTTGGCACTGTTATTCTGTCCCACGCCAGGCTGTATTGTCACCGCTAGGTGTGCTCCATTACAATTCTCAAGAGCGACGCCGATTTCACAACTCTGTACAACGGCCTCGATACGCATGTCGTGGTTCCAAGCATCGTCTTCGTAATGACCGGTGCTTCCCTCTGGCGAATCGTAGTTGATAGCATGTATGCCATACGAGAAGCCTCCTGCTATACGAACGCCACTCATCGTGATGGCCCACATCCAAGGTATATCAACGTTGTTGCCACTTGAATCGGGAGCAAGGTTAGTAGCACTTATATAAATACCAGTTCCGTTACAAGTGCCATCGGCAGATGTGCAGAATCCTATCGTTCCGTAATCACCCATCGACTTTAAGATATTTATGTCGTAGATAAATCTTTGTCTCTTGAACATCGGCGATGATTTACCATAAGGTGGGATACTTGTAGCGTGATTCGTACCATCTAAAAGGGTATCCAGGCTGATAACGTTACCTGTAAATGCATAAGGTACGGTAATAATCGCATGATTACCTCTAAGAGCGGCAGAACCTCTCATCTCGACACAGTTCCCGCTTGTCTGAGCGAAATGTATTACGGTATCCTGACTGAGTTCGAGACAACAATTTTCTCTAATAACAAGGGTCCCGGAGATTTTGTATGTACCGCCCGGCACATACACAACCCTATTTTCAGCTAGCGCATTTTGAAATGCTGTGGTGTCATCGGTCGATCCATCTCCAACGGCTCCGTATTTAACAACAGAAACAGCGGAAGATCCATACTTTTCAACCGCTACTTTATTACCACCGCTATACAGACAGTTATCCGTGCCAATATAGCAGTTCTTATTGCTGTACGTGGTCTGACCGCTGGTGCTCTGAGTAGTAGCACCAATGATATACATCTTCTTATTGGCATTATTGGAGGAACGCGTTTTCGTATCCGAGTCGTAGTCAACGAGTTTCCAATATGCAGTTCCGCTACTATCCACTGTATAGGTAAGCATAAGTATAGAGCCTACACCGTAATGAGTGGTTATAGCGGAGGTAGTGTTCCTTACCACGGCGACCGCGCCGAGGCCGTTGATATTCAGCGTACTGCCGCCTGAGACACCCGCAACATTGGTCTTATAAGAAACCATCAGACCGGGATAGTATTCGGTGATATCCTCGCAGGTGCCTGTCCACGTTCCGGCGGTGGTGCTGTTGCCTTCTATGTAGAAGACGCTGTGCTTCTTCGATTCTTCATTCAGATCGTGAGCGTATTTTCTCGCGCCGTAGATGGTCGCTTCCGACCCGGTCGCAGACGTGGCGTCCCCGAGAAGAACGTTAAGCTCTTCGGTCACCGCCGCCTGCGACATTACGTTATTCGTTCCCGAGCCGGTGGTCTGGACGATGGTCGCGCGGGGGATCGTAGCGAGCGTTCCGGGGAGATTATCGCTGTTTGCCTCGGCGGGGACGTCCGCGCCGAGGGCCTCAGCCTCGGAATAAGCCGACGCAACGTTGTCGGTTATTCTCGTGATTTCGGATTCAATGCTCATAGGATGCCTCCCTTAAATTTCAGCGAGCGCCTTTTCTATATCGTCGGTCAGAGATACGGTGCCCGAGCCGTTATGGTTTCCTGCAGGAATGGTGTACGACGTGGTGGAAAGCCCGTCAATGGTCGCGGTGACCGCTCCGTTATTAGGCATGGAGCCGGTAACGACGTTGCCCTCGGAATCGACGATCTTCTTTCCCGAAAGCACGTGACCCGCTTCCGCATCGACCTCGGTAACGTCCTGGTATTCGTCGGGGATGGCTCCTATGTTTACGACGCTAAGGACCTTTCCGGTAGAGGGGGCAACGCTCTGCGATTTCTTTGTAGGGGTGACCGACTTTACTTCGGGGTCTACATATACCACTCCCGTTCCGTCGTGGCTGCCTTTAGGTATGGTATAAGAGGATCTCGAAGGAGTAAGAACTTCGGTGACCTTTCCTACGTTGGGCATCGTACCGGTTATGACGTTGCCCTCGGAGTCGACGAATACCTTACCGACGAGAACGTCACCTTCGGTTACGGTTACGCTGGTCACGTCCTGATACGCCTCGGGAATAGCTCCGATGGTAACTCCCGAAAGGCCGTAATACCCCTCGTCCGAAGTGACCGACTGCTGCTGCTTCGTAGGAGTGACCGTCTTTACCTGAAGGGTGTAGTTACCACCGCCCGCGACGCCTGCAACGGTACCCGTACCGTCGTGATATCCTTGAGGAATGGTATAGCTCTCGCCCTCCTTGACCTCGACCTTGACGGCACCTCTGTTGATTATCGCCTCGACCGCCGCGGCAAGAGCGTCAAGCTTTGCGCCGCTTGTTGCAAGCCCGAGCTCTACGAGCTTTGCACGGATGGTGTTTCTGCTTGTCTGAATTCCTGCTATCTGTGTGGAAATGCTCATTGATATTCTCCTTTGTATGGTTAATTAAATCGTTCCGAGAAGAACGTCGATATTGCCGATGGTGGTCTCGACCTCTGTGATCTTTTCGGTGATGACCTTATTCTGCACCGGATTCTCGCTCGTCGGCGAAAGCGCCGAATCGACGGTAATATGCGCTCCTCCTCCGGTATTGACGTTGCCGTCCTCGACGTCCTTTTTCAGCTGTTCGGCGATGTCGGCGGTCTTCTTCATATACAGCAGGACCTGCTCCATTTCGGTGGGAGTGGGGGATCCCGGTGGAGAATCCGCCGCAGGGGTAGATCTGTGTATTCTTGCCACGACGTCGAACGAGTAGATGCACCGACCGTCGGAAAGTCCGCGGATGGAGATCTTACCGACACCCGATTCGGCTGTCATTTCGGGCGGGACGTCGCATTTGTCCTCGGTAAGGATCAACGAAACGCCTTCGCCCCTCGGAGGATAGAAGGAGATCGTCTTCACCAGCTCCGTCCATTCGTCAGAAAAGGCAAATTCAAGCGATTCAAAGCCGTAGCTTTCCTCTGTTCCGAGGCAGATAAGATCGGGACACACAGCGTATTTATTTACTTTGATAAGCATATCTGCCTCCTTAAATAATTCCGTAGATATTTACTATAGAAAGTGAGTCGTAGGCGCTGCCGACTCCGCGCGTAGCGTAGGATATCGAGCACGCGTCGCCCGACGTGAACGTGATCTTTACGTAAAGGTTTGTAAGCGTTCCGTCGTCTCTTACTCGGGCGTCGCCGCTGATCGATGAATAGTTCATCCCGGTAAGCCCGTAATCCTTGCGGCAGATCACGCTGTAATAGCGGTCCGACGAGTCCTTTACCGTCATAAGGTAGAGGTTGTAATCGGATATATTCGCTATCGTTTTGCTTCCGCTTGACCATACCGAATCACCGTAGAGCTTTGACGCCCTCGTCAGCTTTTCGGCCGCGGCCGCCGATTCGTTCGACGCCTGAGAGGTGTTGCTGTAGGAGCGTGAAACGGTGGTACGTGCATCTCCCGAGCATTTGAGAGTCATCTGTGAATTGAGCCGGTAATTAATATGGGTAATACCGGTTTTAACGTCGGCGCCGGTATTGTCGACCACCGTGACCATGTCGTAGAGCTTGAGGTAAGGGAAGGGGACGCTTTTTACTTCAAAGGGACGGTAAACGAGCCTGTGATCTCCGCTTCCTATGCGGTACCACGCGGAATTTACCATGTTTTGAAGCTTCGTTGCGGTTATCTTCTTTGCCGCGGAAATGATCTTATTACCGACGATCCTCAGATATATTCCCTTTGTCGAAGCCGAAAGATTATTCGCCGCAAGCTCGGTCGATGCGTTGGATATCAAAAGTCCGCCGACCGTCTTATCCGAATTGCTGTTGACCTTTGACAAATAGGTGTTGTCGTAATTCAGTGCTACGACCGGGTCGGGCGAGGTATCGTATCGCACGAGTGATATAGTCCGGGGCGAATCGGGAAAGACGGTAAATATCGATCCCGTAAGCTGGCCGACGTATTGGAGTATATTGCGGCAGGTGCAGCTCCCCTTTTCGGGGATCGCGGGATACAGGGTATTGTTGTAATAGCTGTTTGCCGCATTGCCTATCTCGTCGTCGTACGAAACGTCGGCACCGACCTTTGCGGCAACGTAATCGATATATTCCTTTGCGGTAACTCCGACCTGACTTTCGGAAATCCCCATGTTTTCGCGCGTTCCGTCGAAATCGACGTCACACTTGCCGAGGATATCGTATCCCACCACGTCGATGCTGTTTCGTGTGAGGGATATCCCGTCGTCGACGTAGAACATACCCATCGGACAAAGGACATCCTCGGTCACGACGGTGAGAGAGCCTCCTGCGTTGCTCGTAACTGTTACGAGCTGGCCGTATTTGATATCGACCGAAACGTTGGGCGAAAATTCGGTAGTGGTCAGAGTTCCGCTGTCGCCTACGTAAAGGAATTTTTTCGTTTCGCCTAAGTTCAGCGAATTGACGAGATAGTCGAGATAATAGGATGTATCCCCCGACATGGCGGCAACAACGGTAACGCCGGCGGTGTCGTAATCCCAGAACTCCTTGCATCCGACGAAAAGGTGCTGTTCCTTTCCCGCAAGCCAGTTGATAAAGGATTGAACGTACCTCAGCGAGAAATTACATTCGGCGGTGACAGCCGTCCCGATCTCGACCCCGTTGTTTCCGGCGCAGTATCGGTCGACCAAAAATTTGCCGTTCCAGATTTGGGCTGCGGTAAATACGTTCGTTCTGTAGGAGCTGTTGACCGATATTATCAGCGGATAATGCGCCCGTCCGTCGTCAAACGCCTCGCGCAGGGTGGAGTAGGCCATCAGTGCACGCCCCTTTCGATGATGTTAAAGGAAACGCTTTCCCACAGATCGAGATCGCAGTTATACATCGGAGCCGTGCGGTCGCCTACGTAAAAGGTGCGCGTGACGGCTCCGCCGACGTAGGGGTCTATGTATTTGACGCTTATGTATTCGGGATTAAACGCCCCAAGGACGCGCGATGCGTCGGCCGTGGACAGGGCGTTCCATGCAAGCTCGATGTGAACGGCTTGTCCGATGCGGTTCTTGTACATCAGTCCCGACTGAGTGCGTCCCGCGTCGCTTGAGGAAACGTCGGAAAGCTTTACTATAAACTTGCCCGGACAGGGGAGCGTTGTTACTCCCCCGACCGAGATAAGCGGTGAACTCATTTTTTCAGCCTCCTATCGGTATTACCGTGGTGCCGTCGCGGCGGTTTCTGCGCTCTGCCGCGGTGACCACCGTCTCGCCCATCACTTCACCGTAGGGCGACACGATCTGAATGATCCAGTCCCCGCCCTGCGGGGTCTCATTCATTGCCTGACGGACACCGCTTGCGATACCCGCGACGATCTGATCGTTGTTTGCAACGGCAGTCCTGCCGCCGATGGTGCCGACCATTTCGGGACCGGCTTCACGAGCGACGAACAGTTCACCCTGATCGGGGAATCCGCCGGATGCGTAGCCGGGCATTTCCCAGAAAATAAAATCCTCTCTCATAAGCGGAGGTGCGGAATATACACCGTCGCCGTTGGTGTCAAGGTGAGTTTTTTCAAAGAAATCTCTGAATTCGTCCGAAATCTCAATATCGACCAGATACTTATAATTCACGTCGACGTCAAGCGTGGGGTTAAGGCCCTCTATATAATTCTTCGTCGTATCGAGATCGGCTTTTATAAACGCGGTCGCTCCCGAGATCGAATCCTTTAACAGAGTACCTCCGTTTTCGGCAGTCAGCTCGATACTGGACGTAACGTCTCCGATAAAGCTGTCAATACTGTCAAACGCGGTTTTTGCGGTTGCGGTATAGCCCTCATAAACGAGATTGCCGACGTTGTCAAAGGAGAGCTTGACGTCTCCGTTCATAATACCGGCGAAAAGGTTAGCCTGATTCTGGGCGTCGATCCAGCCGTCGTGGATCAGCCTGAATTCATCGGCGTATTCTCCGTAGAGATCCTTTTTCCCGGTATATACTTCGACGGCTTTGTTGAGAGTGTCCCAGAAATGCGATTCGTCGGCGAAGCCCAGCTTTTTCAGAACCTCTGTCGTCAAGGTCTGACCCTCGAGCATTTTTCGCCAATTTGAACCGTCGGCGATCATATCGTCGATAGAGTCATAATACCAATCAAAAGCGTCAAGCGACGCTTGTAAGATCTCTTCGGCGGCAAAATAATCGGCAAAGTCGGGACTTGATGCGGCGATTGCTTCGAGCTGTGCCCTTAATCCCGCCGCATTGACGGCCGACTGCGCGTAGTTCATCGCGGCGTATTGCTTTATCGATTCGATCTGAAAGGTTTCGGTCAATCTGCGAAGCTCTTCCTCGGTTTTATCCATAGCACCCGTAAGCTCGTTGTATTCGAGGGTGATATCGCCGAGTTCCAGTCCGTTGAAGGTGTCTATCCAGGTCTTAAGGGTGGCGATGTCTTCTTCGGATTTTACGGGCTTTGCGGCCATATCGTATATCTTGTCGATCAATGTACTGGTCGAACTGTATTCGGCCAAAAGATCGTTAAATCCCGACTGTATTTCGCTTGTGCTGTCGACGTATTGCATTGAAAAGCTTACGTGAAGCTCAACGTTTTCAAGTGCGGCGACTGCGTCGAGATAAGCGGGACTGCGCCGGTATTCTTCGACGGCTTCTTTAAGCCTGCGGTTACTCAGACCCTCGATTACTGCGGCTCCTGTAACGATCAAAGACGCGACAATACCAAAGGTCAATCCGATCGCACCGCCGGTGCCTACAGAACCGCCTAAAAGAGAGGCTATTTTAGCTCCTATGGTGGCACCCAACGCACCGGAAAGGATCATTCCGCCGCCGGCTGCTCCTGCCGCAAGCGCCGTATTGCCGTTTTCGACTGCCGCGGAAACGAGCTTGTACTGAATGAATAATACGATCGCCTCGGTTGCAAGTCCCTTCAGAATATCCAAAACGCCGCCGATCTTTCCCATCACCTCGCCCGAATGATCAAGCGAAGAAAGGAATCCTTCGGCGATTTTCAGCCCTCCGAATGCACCGGCAACAATTAACGCGCCGGAAGCCATTTGTTTTATGAGCTCCTTTTTTTCTTCAAGATCGGGCATTTGAAGATCCTTCAGGAAATCGTAATCGTACTTGTCGAGGTCGAGCCCGAAGTCGGGGGCGTATCCTCCGCCGAGTTCGGTTGCGGTGCTTGCGGTGGGGTCCTTCAGGATATTCAGCTCGTCAAAGCCGAGCAGGGTGCGTTTAAGCTCTTTTGCGGCGTCGACCGTGTCTTCAAGGTTTTCGGTCATATCCTCGGCGGCGGCTCCACCCGATATAATGTCCGAATAATCGATATCCGGCAGCTCGTATCCGAGCATATCGGCGAGTGCCTTTGCGCCGTCCTCGATGACCTCTACCAGAGCCTGCACCCAGGGGATCACCTTAACGGCAATGACGCTGACCACCTGACCCATCGCTCTTTCCGCCTGAGCCCACTGAGCATTGAGTATCCTCAGCGAGTTTGCCGGCGTTGCAATGGTGCGCGCAAGGTCGCCCTGGACCTTCTGCGTCTGCTCCATGATGGTCACGTAACGAAGGGTTGCCTTTTGGGCTTCGGTCATCTTTGCTGTCGAAAGCTCGATGCCGTGAGCGAGTGCGGTCTGCCTGAGCTGTGCGACCGAGACGTTGATACCCCAGGTCTTCAAGCCCTTTATCTGACCCGACATACCGCTCTGCAAGCGCTGAAAAGCGGTGCTTACGTTGACGTTCCAGAGCGAGGAAAGATCGTACGAAAGCTGGGTGAGGTTTTGGCTCATCTGATTTGCCTTATCGGAGGCGAGCCCGTATCCCTCTGCGAGCTGATTGAAAGCGCCCTGATAGGATATCCACTCCGAAAGGTCGATGTTCATAATATCCTCGACTGTCTGCGCATAGGTCAATGCGCGGTCTGTCGCGTTGCCCATAGCCACCGAAAAAAGGTTGAGCGATTCGACGTAATCGTTCGATCTGTCAAAGAATTTGGAGCCGTAGGTATAGAGATCCTTAAAGCTGTTGATCGTCTGCCTCGATACCGAAAACAGATCCGAAATGCTCGTCTTTTTGCCGCCTGCGGAAGACTTCGCCGCCGAAGTCGTCTTATCAATGGTGGTCTGCAGATTTTTCATCCGCTGCTTAAAAGCCGACATCTCTTTTTCTGCCGCCGTTGTATCGTAATGAACCTCTATCAACAGGGAATCAATAACCTGCTCGTTCATTTGTCATCCTCCTTTCTCTTTGCCATACGGGCGTTGAAATCTATCATATATGCGTTTGTTTTTGCCTTGATCTTTTCGTATTTAGCCTTTTCTTTTTCCTGCCTGCGCCTTGCTATCGACTGAGAGGTGATGGCGTACGGCTGGGCAGGGTAGGGGAGCGCCTTCGTTCCCTTCTTTGAAAATGCGCGCATAAGGGGCGCTGCGTCACAGAGAGCGTCGTAGATATACATTCCCTGCAGCCACATTTCGTGATTTCTGCGTTCGCGCTGAATTTCATAGGCGCGTCGGTAATACTTAACTAAACAGCAATCCTCGTTCCAGTATTGGTCGTAGGTCATGCCTATCGACAGATAGAACGGTAAGTGGAGGTAAAACTGCTCGGTATACGAAAGAAAGGAGGCGGAGCCGTCGGGCGGCTCGCCTCCTTCGGGGGAAGACGAGCCACTTACCAAGTCGCTTCCCAGCTCGGGTTTCCCTCGGATTCCTCCGGCTCATCCATGTATGCAAGAATGGGCTCGTGGTACATTTCCACAAGCTTGCTGACAAGGGCGTCCTTGTTGGGAAGGCCCTTGAAGATCTCGTCGATCTCCTCCTGCTTCATGTGCTTATGCCGAGCAAGGAATGCGCCTGCGAAAAGCAGAGGAACTGCGGTCATCGGTTTTTCGGTTACGTGAGAAACCTTAAAGCCGCGTCTTTCCAGAGCTTCTACGCTCTTGCGGGTGTATTCGAGGGTGTAGGATACCCCCGCTTTATCTTTGATAGTAAGTGTCTTTGCCATTGTCTCGTCTTCCTTTCGTTATTGTTTAATCGATAAGCTCGATAGTGGTGGTGGGCGCGATGGTGATGGTCATATCGACGATCTCGTTTACGCCGCCGCCGTTGACGTATACGTCAAGCTTGCCCTTAAAGCCGAACTTGCCGTCCGAGCCGGTGGGGGTAACGACGCCGTCGGATTCGGTGCCTCCGAAGAATACGGCGAGATCGAGCTCCTGATCCTTGAGACCCTTGACCTTCTCGTAGTCTTCAAGCGAGTAGTTTGCGGTGAATGCAAGAGCGCCGGTATCCTGGATGCCGGGTTCATAGGTACGCATTCTGTCCGAGAGGGTGGTCTTTTCGAGCATTTCGGGAGCTCCGCCGAGATCGGGGAAGTCCTTGATGTCAACCAGCTTCTCGTAATCGGTAGAAGTGCCCTTCTTCATAAGAAAGACCTTGTATGTAGTCATTTGGATTACCTCCTGAAAATCTTATTTTGTTTGCTTACGACCGCCTCGTACCGCGCAAAGATGCGGTATTTCGTGCTGTCGTCGAGTGAAATGGGAGTACGCGTCGTGCGGATGAATCCCTTTCGTGAAAAGAATTCGTCGACGGTTGCCATAATCGCCTTGCACTCGCTTTTCTTGCCGCCCGTCTTGTTGGAATAGGTGATGACCTCGTAGACGAGGACGGTGTAGTTTTCGTTATCTGCGCTGTCTATACCGGGGGTATAGACGTAATCGTCGGCCTGCTCGATGCAGGTACAGGGAAATTTAGGGGGTGCGAGCAGCGTTTCGGGATAAACGGTGACGTCCGTGTGACGCCGGCGGATAAACGCCGACGCTTCGGTAAAGAGCTCGTTTTCGCGGTCGCTCATCCGAACACCTCCCTTGCGATACTTTGTATCTGCGTTTTCATATCCTTTGCCGCCTGATACATCGCCTTCGCCGGGGGATTACCGTAGGTGTGGTATACCCCGTCGCGGATAGGACGTCCGGCGTTGCCCTGCTGTCCTACGTAGACCCAGCCCTTTTCGTTTGCGCCCTTTCCTTTGCCGTACGTGCCGTGGGCGAATCCGAATTCGGCGGACTGCGGATGCTCGGGATTGATTACACCCGTTCCGAACTCGATAAAGAGTACGGCGTCTCCGCGCGCGACCACCTTATAGCCGGTAAGCGTCCTTTCGACGCTGACCTCTACGTCGTTGTCGCCCGCGTACATAGCGCGTGTGAATTCTATCCTTGCGCGGTAGGCGCCCAAGGTGGATATCCTTTCAAGAAAGCGGTTCAGCTTGCCCTCAAGCTCGTTTCTGTGCTTTTCAAGAGCCGCTGTGACCGCGTCGGCGTTCTTGACCTTAAAGGAAAGACTCACGATACCACCACCTTGCTTATGGCGATAGAAACGCTGTTGAGCGAACGGGCGACACGCTTTACGATGTAGTCAAAGATCAGATCACCTTCGACGTTGTACGACGGGGCAGAGTCAACGCAGAGCACCGAGCTTTCGTCAATAGGAGCGTTTACGTCGTCAAGGACGATTACCTTGTCGTATTGAAGGGAAGCGCCGAACTGCTCGGTGTACGACGTACCCGTCGCAGGGGACACGTTGCCCTGCATTTCAACGGGAGAGCCGTAGACGTTTTTCATTCCGAGGACGTTGCCGTATTCGTCGAGGATCTCTGTCTTTCGGATAAGCGGAGCGTAATAAAATACGCTCTTGTTACGCAAGAGACATTTCATTGTCCGCCTCCGAGTACAGCCGCGAAGGGAATGACGTCACGTAACATCGATTCGGGGACCGACGCGCTTTCATAGCTGCGGTTTATTCCGTTCTCGCTGTGTCCCGTCTCGCCTTCGGCACCTCGCTTGTTGAGCAGATATAATGCGATCTCAAGCTGTGTCATGTCGTAGCGGGGCGGGACGTCACAGGGAAGCTGAGAACGAAAGGGGTAAAGCCTGTGAAGTATCTTTTCGCGGGCAAGATCGAGGAAGGCAAGCAATATTTCATTATCGGTCTCGCCCGACTGCGAACTCAGATACTTGAGCTTTGCGGATTCTGTCATATTGCCTGCCTCCTTTCGTTATTCGCCGGTTTCGTTAGCCGCCGCTGCGCCGACGCCGATCTCAGCGGCGTTTGCTACGTATACGCTGCGGCTGTATGCAGGTGCGGTGAAGGTCTGATCAAGGCCGATGAACTTACCGTGATACCATTCGGGACCGTGGTCGAGTCCGAGCTGACCGAAGATCTGGTACTTTTCGCCTGCGCCGGTCTTGGAGAGCAGTTCAAGGAAGAAGTTGCCCTTCTGAGGGACAGGCTGATGTACGGGACGAAGAACGTCGAGATTGAGAACGAGCGCGGTGCCTGCAGGCAGACATTCGCCGAGGTAGAGATAAACCACACCGATGGGGGTTACTACGCTCGAAAGCTGAATGCCGTTGATCTCACGGGATGCGGGAACCACGGAAAGTCCGTTCTGAACTGCGTCGGCGTTGATCTGGAACATTGTGGTTGCATCACACCAGAGGCAAAGGCCCTCGGTAGGTGCATTTGCGCCGTAAATGTTCTTGATCATTTCAGCAATACCCCAGAGGCCGAGAGGCTTACCGCCCATGTCCATTACGTTGGTAGTGCAGGCAGAGATAAGACCGCGGGTCTTGTTTGCCTCGTTGTCGTTGGTCGCCTTCTTATATACACCGTTGATAAAGGTGTACTCAATGTCGCGTGCGATCTTCTGCATTTTTGCGGCGACCTGAAAATCGATTTCGCTCATGGGATTAGCCTGCTGACCTGCAACGTTGATGCCGGAAAGAGTACCCATGTTTGACTGCTTGGAGTAAGATACGCCGACGCTCTCCTGGAAGATCTGAGTAACATTCGTCTTCTGCGAACGCTTGATGACGCTTGCATCGGGAGCGGTAAGAGACGCGTTTTCGGAAATTGAAGGCTGAGAGCCCGTACCGCCGCCGGTATACTCCTGACCGGTGGTGAATTCGCAATGATTTGTATTGACTGCCTTCGCTCCTATAATGGAGGAAAGAGGAGTGCGGGTGTTACCCTTGTTAAAGAGCATACCCGAATAGTTCAGGGTTTCAAAACTGGTAGCAATCTGATCTGCCATTATTCGTTTCTCCTTTGTTAATTAGACTGATTTGACTGTGCAAGCCTCGTATAGTACGCGGCTTCGCTGATATTTCCGATCGCCTGTGCTTCGGCGGCCTTTTTCATATAGTCGATCTGACCGCCGCCGTTGCCTCCCGCGGGGGGACGGGGCGAATTTTTGAGCAGTTCCGCTCTGTAGTTTTTATCGTGTGCTTCGAGGAATTTCTGCTGATTGGCAAAAACCTTGTCGGTATCGCCCTTTACCATTGCCTCGGCGGTTTCGGTGGCGAGAGCCTCGTCGTATCCGAGAGCAAGGAGCTTTACCTTGTGCCCCGATTTCAGATCCTTCTCTCGCAGCTCGGCAACCTCGGTACGAAGACTGTTAAGCTCCTCCTCGTCCTTCTGCTTTTTCTGCTGATCGTCCGAAAGAAGGGCGTTGTGCTTGCGCTTCCATTCGGCGGCTTCACCGTTCGCCTTCGTGACGGCGTTTTTGTAACGCTCGACCTCGGCTGAATTGTCGTCGTACTCAAAGCCCTCAAGGGCCGCTACCTTTTCATCGGGGGTCATATTCTCGTACCCCTCGATCTGTGTGATGTCGATCTTTGCCATAATTACCTCCTGCGTTTTTTAGGCTGTTCACTCAGCACTGATTTTCCGTTTTTCGGTCTTGTCTGACCTTTGCGTTTTTACGGGTTCACTCCCGATTAAAATAAAAAGGACCGCAAGCCTTAAGCCTGCGGTCCCGATTGACCGTTTCCTCCTATCCGTTTATAGGAGTCCTTGTTTTTACCTGTCTTCGTATTTCGACTACGATCAGCTTTCCGTTTTCACGCTTGAGCTCGACCGTGTCGCCGCGTTTAAGAATGCGGCATATATTGTCTATCACCTCGGGGGTGAATGCTTTTTCACTCATTGCGTCCTCCTGTTACAGCCCTCGTTTCACAGCGGCACTTCCAATGCGGCTTTGGAGGCAGCTCCTCAATGGGATATATCCTTCCTGCGCGTTCGTCGCAGACCGAGCATTGATGTCCGTCCTGATTTGTTACCCACTCGACGTATTTTACCCCGCGTTCGCGGTATGCTTCAAGCGTTGCGTGATCGGTGACGGTGATCGCGTACTGAGCGACCATATCCGACCAATAACGAAGCGCCGAATCGACGTCGCTTATCTGTCCGTTTCCGGCAATGAGCGCCTCGGTGAGACGCGCCGCCTTGCGTTCGACCTCGTTTATAAAAACGTATTTCGTGACCGGATCGAAGTCACCGAGAATGGCTTCGACCCAGGCGCGGTCTATAAAAGACGCGTCGATGCCGAGAGCTTCTTCAAATGCCTGAATAGCTACCTGACAGAAGATCTCGACGGTCACCTCGTAAAGCTGACGGTAAAGGTCGTTTACCGAACGCAAGACGTTTGCCTCATCGAATGAAAGGAGAGATTTAATATGAGAGAACAACTCGATAAAACGCGAATTAAGATAGGAAAGAGCCGCGTCGGCGTATTCATACATCAGCCTGACCCGCTTCTATGACCGTTCGTGTGTCGGTCGCTCTTTTCTTTGAAAGCTCGGTGAGCTCCTTTAACTGCTCGGCGATATGCTTTTCCCGATATTCCTTACTGAGAGTGTACGCAAATTCGGGATCGGCAAACATTCCCGAATGCTCAAAGGCAAGGCGGGGATGTATCTTGTCGTTGTTGAGCATCAGAGTGAGAACCTGCACCTTTTCAAGGGTGTTGCCGTAATACTTACGGGTGAACCTCGGATCTATCGACGACGCGCGGAGCTTCATATTGCAGATGAAATTCGTGTATCTGACGATCAGCTTGAGGAACTGACGGTCGGACTGCTTGAATATCGATTCTGCGTCCTTTGCTCTTGCCTCGGCGTTTTCCCAGCCGTCGCGCATTATGACCGCAGCGCCGGTGTCGCTCGTGGAGCTTCCGCCGTTTCTGTTCGGCATACCGCAGATG